TGGAGCAACTGCAACCGCTACGGTTAGTAGCACAGGCATTGTTAATGGTATTACTATCACTAGCGGTGGGTCAGGTTATAGCACTGCACCTACTGTCACAATTGACTACTCGCCTAAAGACAACAGAGCAGAGGTCAAGTCCTGGGATAGCACAACTAGATCTCTCCAAGTCATCAACAGAACAGGAACCTTCACTACTGATGAAGTAATTACTGGTCTAACTTCTGGTGCCAAGTGGAGTCCTGAGACATTTGACACTCTAAATAATACGAATAGCACCTACGATCAAAACAGACAGATCGAAGATAGTGCGGATAATATTATTGATTGGACGGAAGGCAATCCGTTTGGTGAATATGGTAATCAGTCAGGTAGCTTCTAATGTTAGGGAATCATTTTTATAACCAAATTGTTCGCAAGAACATCATTGCGTTTGGTACGCTCTTCAATAATATTACAATGAAGAGCACTGATCCTGACACAGGAAACGTACTAGAAGAATCAAAAGTCCCCCTTGCTTACGGACCTAAGCAAAAGTTTCTGGTCAGACTAACAGACCAGTCTTCCAGCAAGGTGGCAATTACTTTACCACGTCTCTACTTTGAGATGATAGGAGTTGATTACGATCCTACCCGTAAAACATCACCAATTCAAAAATACAAAACTGTCATTGATGGTAATGGTGATGAAGTCCGAGTGCAATATGTTCCTGTTCCTTATAATATAAATTTTGAACTAGGAGTTATTGCAAAATCACAAGATGATGCTTTGCAAATTGTAGAGCAAATTCTACCATATTTTCAACCATCATTCTCTATCACGCTGAACTTTTTACCAGACATGAATGAGAAGCGTGATGTTGCTATTGTCCTCAATGGCATCAATGGAGAGGATGAGTGGGATGATAGTTTCATGGAGCGTAGGTATATTGCTTACACCATGAGTTTTACTATGAAATCATACCTCTACGGTCCTTACAATACTTCCAATATTATCAGGAAAGCAATCATCCACGAAACTATTGGAGATCTTGCTGTCAATCGTAGAACAGTTACAAGAACATACACACCCAAAGCAACTGTTGATATCAATAATGATGGTGTTGTTGATGTCAATGATGATGCACTGGTTGATGCTGGTGATGACTTTGGTTTCAACGAAGGAATTGAATTCTTATGAGCCTAGAAGAAAACATGGAAGAGATCCTCAACATTAGTGCTGAACCTGTTGAGGAAAGCAAACCTTCTAAACCAAAACCACCAGAGGTCGATAGGGACGACCGTGAGAAGGATTACCAATATACCAGGGGTGAGTTATACAGTCTCATAGACAAGGGTCAGGAGGCGGTCAACGGTGCCTTAGAGGTCGCTCAGGAGTCTGGGCACCCTAGAGCATATGAAGTCGCTGTAGCGGCAATGAAGCACGTTGCAGACATGACTGAGAAACTCCAAGACCTGCATAAGAAGATGAAAGATCTTGACGAAGAGAAGAAAGGTCCATCTAAGGTTACTAACAACGCTATGTTTGTAGGGTCTACAGCAGAATTGCAGAAGATGCTCAAGCAAATGGGAGGAGGCAAGCGATGAATGGAAATTTATGATTTGAATTGCCCCCAAAGGGTTTATGTTTATGAATATGATTTTCCATCTATCAATAAAAAAATTGCAAAAACAATAAGAGACTACGGAGATCATCAGAAGAAACAGACTAATGTCAAAGCTGATATGACTCCATGGAATATAACGTCTCCAGAAATTGAAAGATTGAAAGAATGGATATCAGAAATGCTACAGCATTCACATCCAGACAAAACAACTTGGCAAGAATTAAGATTTTCTGGCAAAACTGTTCCTATAAGATTTCCAGACTGTTGGGGAAATGTTTATAAGAAAGGAGATTTTGCGAGAGAACATCAACACTTTCCCAGTCATTGGAGTATTGTATACTATGTCGAAGGTCCGCAAGAATCTTCACCTCTGACATTTCATCCAGACGACCTTCAGATACCTTTCAAGCCAGGAACTTTGATAGTATTTCCTGGTAATATGAGGCACAGTGTTCCACCGCATCCAGTAGACGCGGAAAGAATTTCTTTAGCTTTGAATGCGTTAGTAGGAACAAAACGCTAAATAATTTCGTAAACCCTCGTCGGTTGTCATGAGAGATTATAAAGAACTAAAAGAACTCTGTGAAGCAAAACGTGGTCTCTACGCAAATATCCACGCTAAACGAAAGAGAGGAGAAGCACCTGCGCGTCCTGGTAGTAAGGACTACCCCGCGAAGGATGCTTTCAAAAAGGCGGCGAGGACTGCCAAAGAAAATTTTGAACTCACATCAGAAGCAGCCTGGACCCGAAAGGAAGGCAAGAAAAAGTCTGGAGGTCTTAACGAGAAAGGAAGGAAATCTTACGAGAGAGAAAATCCTGGAAGCGACCTTAAGGCACCATCAAAGAAGGTTGGAAATCCCCGTAGGGCATCCTTTTGCGCCAGAATGAAGGGGATGAAAAAGAAACTAACCTCAAAGAAAACCGCTAACGATAAGGATAGCAGAATCAATAAGTCGCTACGTGCGTGGAATTGCTGACATACTTGTGAAAATATTGTAAAGAATGTGAATTTGTACCTACTGAACCTATAATTAGTAATGAGTTTTGATATGAACATGCGTCTCAATGACACTGACATCTCACGTCTAATCACTGCTTGTAAACTCTACCAAGAGCGTACAGGTTCTGAGTATATGTGGGAACAATATGATGACTTGATTAATAAGCTCAGAGCTTATCAAGATAACTATTCAGCAGATGAAAATCCTATTCGCGTTTCTAGCAACACTATTCCTGGCAAGCCCTGCTTGGGCAGTTGATGTAATGATGGGTGCCAATGGCAACCTCGTTTTTGAACCAGCAGAAGTAACAATTGCTGCAGGAGAATCGGTCCATTTTGTAAACAACATGCTGCCACCTCATAATGTGGTTGTAGAAGATCATCCTGAGATTTCTCATGAAGGTCTTGCAATGATGCCTGGTGAAGAGTTCGATGTAACTTTTGCTGAGGCAGGTGACTATACTTACTGGTGTGGTCCACACAAAGGTGCAGGCATGATCGGTACGGTACATGTAGAATGAAATACCTCAACACTGTTGTTTTAGACATCACTGTTGCAATACTAGACTTCCTTTACAAAGGAAGAGATTATCCACGTTTCTGGGTGCTTGAGGAAATTGCTCGGGCACCCTATTTTGCTTTCTTGAGTGTATTGCATTTCCGTGAAAGCATGGGACTTCGTGGTCCTGAGCATATCGATCTAATGATTCAGCACTTTGAGCAGTCAATCAATGAAACAGAACATCTGGAATATATGGAAAGTAGGGGCGGTAATGCTTATTTTATTGATCGCTTTGTCGCCAAGCACCTCGTCCTTATCTATTATTGGGTCAATGTGGTTTATTACTGGTTGGCTCCTAAGTCTGCATACCATTTGTCTTATGAAGTAGAGATTCATGCTGCTACAACATATGCAAAATATCTTGCAGATAATGGTCCTGATAAAAAGATCCTTGAGATCTTGAATGATGAACTAGAACACTCTCGTGAATTAGCAAAAGCGATGGAGTCTATCAATGTTTAAAAACTGGGGTAAAGATATCGAAGTACCCGAACGACTAACTAGAGATGATGTACAGGAGATGATTGATGCTGCTATACGAAAACATAATCGTAATGCTTCAATTATCTCTATGTGTGTTGGGTGGGTTGTTCTTGCACTTTTTGCTGAGGGTCTGCTTCGACTTATTGGAGTAATTCCTCCTTTATTACCATGGCTCAAGATCACATTATAGAATGGATAGGGACAATTTTATTGTTCCTTTTTGGTGTGACCATGTTATGTCAAGGTCACGCTATTTTTCACGGAAAGTATGGATATAAACATGCCGAACGTGAAAAACATAAAATGGCAAATGCCAGAAAACAAGTAGAGAATTTATTCAAAAAATGAAAGTAGGAATGATTGGTCTGGGTAGGATGGGAGAGGGTATGTCCCGCCGTCTTATTGCAGCAGGACACGAAGTACACGGATTCAGAAACAACTATGCAAAAGCTGAAGAACAATTTGAAGCGGGTTATATCAGTGGATGTGCCACTTCTCTGGAAAGCCTTGTTCAAATAGTACATTCAAATAAAACCACTGGAGAAACTCCTGGCGTCTTCATGATGGTTGTACCAGCAGAAACCGTAGAGGACACACTAAATGAGCTATTACAATTTTGTGTGGAAGGCGATATTATTATTGATCATGGCAATTCCAATTTTAAGGACTCTCGACGCAGGGCAGAAAGGTTGTCTAAGTTGGGCATCCAATATATTGACTGTGGCACTAGTGGTGGTGTTTACGGTTTGGAGCGTGGATATTGTCTTATGGTTGGTGGTGCAGATACTGCAGTATCCGTCTGCCGTCCTATCTTTGACGCACTTGCACCAGGCATCGATGCCGCCCCTAGGACCGATGACGGAAGCTGGGTCTCACCTGCTGAGAGAGGTTGGTTACGTTGCGGCGGTCCTGGAGCAGGGCATTTTGTAAAGATGGTCCACAACGGAGTCGAATATGGAATCATGCAAGCATACGCAGAAGGATTTAATATCCTGCATGAAGCAAATGCTGGCGCAGCATACGTTGCTGCAGGTGATGCAGAAGTTGCTCCAATGGATTGTCCAGAAGATTATCAGTACGACATTGACGTTGCTGAAGTGGCTGAGTGTTGGCGTCGTGGTAGCGTGGTTGGTTCTTGGTTACTCGATCTTACCGCTACTGTATTACGCAGCGATAGAGAGCTTGGCAAGTTCGATGGTGGAGTATCAGACTCTGGTGAGGGTCGTTGGACTGTTCACAGTGCTGTGGATCTCGGTATTCCAGCCCCTGTTATTACTGCTGCTCTCTACTCAAGATTTGAGTCCAGAAGACTTGGACGATTTGCGAACAAAGTCCTAAATGGTATGAGAGCAATGTTTGGGGGGCACGATGTTAGGTGAATTCCTTCTATGGCTCGCCCCGATCTTTGTTTGTGCCACCATCACATTTGGAAGACTTAAAGGTGAAAATGACTATTACGACTCAGATGACTACAAAGGAAATGGAACAGCACACTAGTAAAGGTATCGTCATCTTTGGTGCGACAGGTGATTTATGCAAGAAAAAACTTATTCCTGCTCTTTATAAGTTATGGGAGAAGAAACTTCTCCCAAATAATTTTTTAATTACTGGTTGCTCTAGGAGAGATCCTGGAGTGCAAATTTGGAAAGAATCTCTGGGAGAATACCCAGCAGAATTTTTACATCAACTAGACTACATCTCCGCAGACTTAGACAATGTTGATACTCTTTCTCATCTTCCTGACTACTTACACGACAATACGTATTTTTTATCCGTACCTCCAGAGAGGTACGCTAACGCAATTGTCAATCTTAAAGAGGCGGGTAAACTCGACAACCCCGACACATCCCGTGTGGTTATTGAGAAACCCTTTGGGTACGATTATAAATCTGCTGATAATCTATCAACTGTGGTTGCTAGACATTTACGCGAAAAACAAGTTTATCGCATTGACCATTATCTTGGTAAAGATACTGTCAATAATATACTTGCTACTAGGTTTAGTAATATTCTGTTGGAACCACTTTGGAATCGTCAGTACATAGAAGAGATTCAGATCTTTGCTACCGAAACTATTGGTTGTGAGGGTCGTTCCCAATACTATGAAACTGCTGGTGCTGTACGTGACATGCTACAGAACCATATTCTTCAGGTGCTTGCTCTAGTAGCAATGGAACCACCTAGCAAAATGTCAGCAAAAGAAGTCAGAAGGGAGAAGACAAAAGTTCTCGCTGCCACTAGACTTGGAACAAATCTTATCCTGGGACAATACGATGGCTACCGTAACGAAGAGGGCGTTGATCCTAACAGTGGTACTCCTACCTATTTTGCTGGTACTTTATTCGTCGATAACTGGCGTTGGGAGGGAGTTCCTTTTAACGTCATGACAGGCAAGAAAATGCCTTATGGATGTGTAGAAGTTGTTATCAAACTAAAAGAACCACCACTAAAATTGTACGAAGGCGAGGTCAATGATCGAATTGTTATTAGGTTACAGCCTAATCCTCATCTTGATATTAGGATGGATATCAAAGCACCTGGACTAAATGATGATTTAGAACTAGCAACACTTACACATGCATACCCACAAGAACGCGCTATTGATGGATATGAGAAACTCCTTTATGATGCTATCAATAATGATCAATCGCACTTTGTACATGCAGAAGAAGTAATGGAGAGTTGGAGGATTGTAGATGATCTTCTGTGTACTGGCACTAGTTGCCCAATTCGTACTGTCCCTTATCTGTACATGGGTGGGGCATGGGGTCCATCACATAAAACACAATTCATAACTAATTGGGATTATCCAGCATGATGCACCACGTTCAACTGTTCGTTAGAGCAACTATGCAAACCCCTTGGTGCCTTGGCGTCATGGGGTTCTTTCTTGTGTTCGTTCCTATCATTGGTATGCACCTTGTCCATAAATATGGATGGGAGCATTGGGAGCCTTTCGGGAAAAAACATGTATCGGGAGGAACACCTGCAGAAGAAGAGTGACGAGTGTGCCGACCTTTGGAAGGAGTGGGAACGCTTGTGGCGAAAAAAGCATTAGGTGCGCCAGAGGCGAGAAGAGCATGGTGTGAGTGCTGTGATGAATTCAGTATAATGTGTCACCAAGAGGCAATAACCAATCCTAGATATAAGGACATGAAGTCTTATTGGAATGAACCTCCTCCTCCGCCCCCTAAATGATGTCAATGATGTGACATGGAGTATAGTCATAAGTTTGATTATACTCTTAGTCATGGTGGGGTGGGTAATCAAATATATACTAGGAATTGACGAGAGAGAATCTCATGGGCAAGATGACACCCCCAAGTCGTAAGAGTTGTTACAACTTTCGCGTGGTATCGATAGATAAAGTGTTGGACGGAGATACTATCGATGTCACAATTGATCTCGGTTTTGACCTTTATAAAAAAGAGAGAGTTAGAATTGCTGGGGTTGATACCCCAGAAAAAAGAACGCGAGATCTTGAAGAAAAAGCATTAGGTATCGACGCAACCAACTGGATGAAAGAAAAGTTGGAGGGTGCTATCAGTGGAGATGACGA